AATTGAACATATCAACTTTGTTCAGGAGACGTTGTGGCACCACGACCAACTGAGGTGACACTCGTGGCGAAGATGATGGATCCCGAGGCCAGCGATGACGCGAAGGCGCTGGCCCGGGACATCATCGAAGCACTGGATTCGGCACGCGCTGACCGTGACTACTGGCTGGTGTCTGCACGCACCATCCGCAACGGGCCGTCGATCACGGTCGGCCCGTACTCCACGAAGAATCAGGCAATGAAAGCGGCGGGAAAGATCCCGTTCGCTGATGACCCGTGGACCACACCCGGCCTTGGGTATCTGGTTCACAACATGAAACCACCAGCATGGCTGGACAACCTATGAGGAGGGACACATGAAGACCGAAGAGTTGGACGGCACGACGTATCACTACCCGGAGACGGCAGCCGATGTCACCGATGCCATGCTCAAACTGGCTGAGGATGTATTCGATGACTGGTTCGCCGATGAGGAACGCATCGACTGGGAAGAGTTCCTTGACCGGATGGCTACCATCTCCCGACACGAGGACGTGGCGTGGGAGTTTGACGAGTACGACAACCCCGCCATTGACAAGATCAAGCGGCACATACGTGAGTATCGAAATCTCTAGCCGCAACAAATAGGGCAGGCCCGTAATGGGTCTGCCCTATTTGCGTTTCCGCCCCAGCCTCAACCGCCGTACGGATTCACGCCACCCAGAAACTCAATGACCTTCACCACTGCCTTGTCCACCAACTGGTCCACGCGCTGCGCCGACACACCCACCATGTCAGCGAGATCCTGCAACTTCGTGTCATGCACGAACCGTTCAACCAGCAGGAACCGTGACCTGTCATCCAGCCCCTTCATCGCAGCGTCCACATCGGCGAGCATGGCGAGCAGGTTGTTTCCCTCGCTCGCTGACCGTGACCTACGCCCACCCATTTCTGCCTGATCCAGCACTTGACCGGCGATGTCGTAGTCACCAGATCCCCACACTTTGATCAAGTTCTCCACCATGACGGGACGGTAGAAGTACTCGTCTTCAATCTGGTAGCCGGTGCGTTCGGCTTTCTCTTTGCGGGCTATCCGTTCGCAGTGCCTGCGAAGAAACGTGATCAGTGCTGTTTCTCCTGCACGCGCAAGGCCACGGTCACGTCGGCGCACGAGCGCACCGTCTTCGTCACGCTCGTACAGATACTCTTCGACTTTGTCTTTGCGTCGCAGCGCATACTCCGATGCCGACTGCTTCAGGTCATCGAACTCCACCCACTTGCGGAAGTCACGGGCAATGGGTCGGGCAGCGATGGCTGCCAGTTCCACTACGTCATGCCACACGCTGTCATTCCCTGCGATCATCCTGCAATCACCGGTGCAGGGACGCCACGTACGGCAGCACGTGCGGGATCAGTTCGGCTAGCACCTTCACGTCCTGCTCGCAATGCACAACGACTTCGTCCATTGCTGGCTTGTCGAACGTGGCTGCCAACTGCCACTGCTCCCACGATATGGGTGTCTTCGCTTCGCCCAGTTCGAAGAACTTCTGTGCGTTCTCCAGTTTCGCTGACCCGATCCGCATCGATGCGGAGTTCAGGTACCAGCGTGTGTCCAGATGCCAGCCCACGTGGATGGGTCGCTCGCCTGCCTTGGCGAGGCGGGCGTTGATGAACGGCACATCGAACAGTTTGCTGTTGTGGCCGATGATCAGTTTGTAATTCTCAAGGCGTTCACGGATAGCAACAGCAAGGCTGCTGTCATCAATCTTGCTCTTGCCTTTCCACGGCTTCTCGTCCGCACGGTACGTCGTCACCTCTCCGGTGGTGCCATCAAGAAATGAACAGCACAAGATCCTGCCCATCAGACCTTTAAGGTCTGTGGTTTCAATGTCGAACACGACAGAGGGAATCACTTTGCCTCCGCCAGTTCAGCCGCAATCGCGGCATACGCAGCAGCATCAACCCACGAGTCAGCGTGCCCGGCGTTCTTAGCACCACGTACTAACTTCAGCGCAACCATCATGGCTGCGACGGTGGCGGGAGGGATCGGCTCGCAATCCAGCAGGGCTCCCCACATTTCACCGACCCGGCGGTGGGTGTTGATCGCTTCCCCGTACTGCTGCTGCCGTGCGCTGGTCAGCAAGTTGCTGGCCGACGCGAGCACATCTGTGCGTTTCATGGAGCGCCTTCCTTAATCAATCGACCCCACCAAGTCGGCGAGGTGCTGCGCTCCGTAGTTGAAGATTGTACTATTTATGTCCTCACCTTCGGGAAGCAACACGCGCACCGCATTCGGTAGAACATCAACAAGTTTGCGTGCCAAGTCCTGCCCCGGATTCGACCCGTCTTCTTTCATGTCGTTGTCGGTGATCACGATGACCCGACCGATACCGTCGAAGCAGCGGGCCATGTGCGGCTTGAACGACTTCACTCCCGGCAATGCAACCGCAGGGAATCCTGCACCGGTAGCGGCGACCGCATCCAGTTCACCTTCCACTACCAGCACCTGATCGACTGCATCAAGGATTGCTTGCACGTTGTACAGGTGGTTGCGTTGCCCAGTCGGTGCAAGGTAGCGGGGTTCGCCAGCATCAATGCGCCGGAACTTGAACCCCACTACCCCAGCGTCCGTCAGATACGGGATCGACAGCATGCCCACGAACCTGTCCTCGTGGCCGGGTGCTGGCTCCGCGCAGAATCCCAACCGGAATTCCTCCGCATACTCCAGCAGGCCACGTTGCTTCAGGTATTCCTCTGCTGGTGACCCAGCAAGTTCGGACGCATACAGATGGGACGCTCGCGTCCACATGTCAATCAGTTTCTGATTAGGTTTCATTACTTGCTGTAACCCATCCATTCCCTCAATGATGCCGACTTGCTTTCAGGCAATGGTGCTGGCTCATCTTCTGGATGCTCATGCGTGTACACAAGCCAGTCGATGTGCTCGTCTCCCACCAGATGGTCTCCGCATTCGGATGGGACAGCACGACCCGGCACCCACAGCGTCAGATACCGTGGCTCTATCTCAGTGGAGTCCGACAACTTCCACTCTTTGACTTGCTCAAGAGCATCACGCAATTCACCTAGCGTCTGACATTTGTATTCGATGGAGATCATTCCGCTTATGTTCCCTTGCATCCCGTTCCCGCCCATGCCTTGATCCCTCCCTGTGTGATGGCGTGGATAAACACTGCGTCTTGCACCCATGCGGGTGCTTGCTTTGCTGTCTTGTATTGGCGTGCGACGTAGACGCCCGCGAACTGTGTCCACTTGGCGTTCCCTGCCCATGTCTTGCGGATGAATTGGTATGCGCCTGATGCGCTGCTGGTGGGGTTCTTGGCGCGGTAGCGGTGGTGCGATTCGTGCTCACGCACACACATGCCTAACTCGCGCACCCACTTGGGTACGTGTAGCCATACTGCCGTGTTGGAATCTTGGAAGTGATTCACTGCGGGGAGCATGGTCGGCTCGCTTGTCTTGATGCCGCCTGCGAAGAGTGCAGTGGCAAGGACTAGTTGTTCCATCATTGTCTATCTCCTTTGTGTTATGACCGTGGCTGGCAGCGACGTGTAGATGTCGTTGGCTGCCGCGATCTCAATTGCTTCCGCGATAGACGCACCCATGTGGAGTGCGCCGATGGCGTAGGCCGCGCCGGATCCGATGGCGTACATGCCGTCGTCCCGAAGCAGGACTGTGAAGTCCGATTCGATGTGGAATATCTCCCCTTCTATTGCGATCAATGCTTGAAAAGATTCGTCGTCCTTGAATGTCACGTCGTGTTCGGTGAACGCGGCACGCAGTGACGGCACAACTTTGGTGACCATGTGCTTGTACGTGTCGATGCCGGTGGAGGCGGGTGGCCTCCACCTGTGCATGGCTACGTCACAGGCGTAGCCGGATCCCGCGCATGCGACGAGCGCACCGAATAGGTCTACGACTTTGGGTTGCCGTGGGCTGGCGTAGAACCTGTCGCCGCTGCTGGTTTGTGCGTCGGCACCGATGGTGCAACGGTCGTGTTCTTGGAGTCCGACGATGGTGGTCATGCGGGCACCGGAATCAAGTCGGGCTTGTCCCAGTCAGGCCAGTTCAAGAGAATGACTGGCTCTTCATCGGTGGCAAGGTTGCGATCACGTCGCCCCGTCAGCACGGGCTGCTTGTCGGTGAGCAGTCCGATGTCGCAGAGCATGATCTGGCCGTGCCCGTGTTCGAACGCGAATGCCACATAGGCGGGTAGGTTCAAGAGCCTGCCGATGTCGGCCAGTTCTTTGGCTTTGCGTTCTTTCAGAATCAGCCCGCCGAACTTCTTGATCTGGTCGGGAGTTTCTTTGCGGGTCTTCACTTCGATGAGGGTCTGTGCGTACCCGTACGGCGTGACCGTGAGGTAGTCGCACGCGCTGAACGACGGCAACTGGATGTAGGTGAGGTGTGGTGTCTGCGCTGCGAGCCGTGCGATGACGCGGCGTTCACTGGCACGGTCGTCGTCGGTCTCTAATACGAGGTTCATGCGCCCTGCCTCAGTCGTGGTGGAATCCAACGTGTCTGGCTACTCCTGCGGGCACCCTGCAATGCCCTTTGCTGGGGCATAGAGCCACCTACAAGCCCGTCAACCATGCCCTTGGCCTGCCGGTAGTCCACGGAATCCAGCGCCATCACGAGGCTCACAGCATCCCCGCCTGCACCGCAGGCATGGCAATGCCACAGCCCCTTGCCCCGGTTCACGGACGCGCTCGCGACCCTGTCGCCATGCACCGGGCACTTCAACGGCTGCTCCCCATACCGTGGCTCCGGCAAGGAGTAATGCGCGAGCACGGCAAGCAGCCGTGCCTCCGACACCTCGTCATCCATCAGCCACCCCGCAGCAGTTTCAGAAACGAATCCACCGTCAACACGACCCGGCCCTGACCGACACCCTTCATGCGTGTCTTCGTGGTCACCACACCCACACACATCGACCCCGGGTACTTCGACTCAAAGTTCGAGCACTCCACCTCGGCCTCACTCAAATACTGGGCCATCTGTTTCGCGGCGTCCTTCACGTTCTTCGCTTCCACAATGATCGTCAGATCACCATGCTCCAACGCCACATCACCAATGTCTTTCGACCCGGCACGTGGAAGACGACGGGCACGGAAACCTTCAGCGTTGAAGTGGTCCTCCAACTGGCGTTCCCACAACGTGCCCTTCGCCTTGTTCGCAGCACTCATGCAGCGCCGTCACGCATCGACAACCACGTGTCAACGGAGCCAACCGACCGACTAATCCCGCGCTCTTGACGGATACGCCTACGCTCCGATCCAGTCGTGCCACCCCAAATCCCGTAATCACCTTCGTGATGCAATGCCCAGTTAAGGCATTCATCCATCACCTCGCAGCGGTGACACACCTTGCGGACCACAGCGAAATCAAGACAAGCATTGGTGCTGATGTCAGGAAAGAACGACTCAGCATCCGTCCCTGCACAGTTAGCCTTAGAAACATCCGGGTACTTAACCTTCACTGCCACGTCCTCCGCGTTCGATGTAGTTCCAACTCTTGATGGGTGTTGAACAAACTCATGGATGGTGCATCGACGTACACCGTGATCGGGTTGGTGGCGTTCGGGTCTGCGACTCCGTCGCGGTTCTTCACCGCGCACACGTGGTACTGGTCGCCGTCCAATGCCACCGACAGGATTGTTTCCGGCAGATGCGACACCTTGCCCATCAGTGCCTTCATCGGTGCTGGCCTGTTCGGCTTCGACTCCCCCTCGGATACGTGATGAAGCACAACCACTGCACTCTCCGTCTCGCGAGCAAGCGAGTGGAAAGCACGCATCGAATCACGCATCCCTGTCCATTCATTTTCGGAAATGGACTGCACGTTCATCAGGTTGTCGATGAAGATCGCTGACGGGCAGCGACCGAACAGTTCGATGTACGCCTGAACCTCTTCGTAGATCCCATCCAGCGACGGGTTCGGGTCCGGGTCAATGCGGACTCTCCGATTCAAATCAACTAACTCATCCTCAATGACAGCAATCGCTTCCGTCTGACGCATCTGCTTTATCTCGTTCACCGTCTTCTTCGACATGATCGCGGATGCACGGTTAGCCATCGTGCCCATGTCGCTGTCGGCACTGAAGTACAAGACCGGCTCGTTACATGTGACCGCATACCAGAGTGCCAGCATCGTCTTGCCGCGCCCGGGCTGACCACACACCACATGTAGTTGGCCGTGCCGAAACGCAATCGTTGCTGCCGACAGGGCGGGCAGGATCTCAGGGAGATCCTTGCCCGCCTCTGACGTACCCCGAACAACTTGCAGAAGAGAACGCATTGTCTATCGGGCAGGCCACGTTGCTTCGCACACAGCGTTCTTGTCGTACTTGCCCGCACGGAACGGTGAGTCGTTCACGCACACATAGTTCTTGTATTCGCGACCGGACTTGTTGGTTCCACGCTTCACCAACCGTGCGCCATGAATGCACGAGCCAGCGTCCGGGGAACCCTTCGTGTACCGGTTACCCCACTGGTCGTCCTTCACCTCAATGTCAGTGTTGACGACACTGCCAGTGATGCCAGCAGCAGCGAGGTTATCGACTGCCTGCATCACGGTCACGGGCGTCTCAGGGATCACCTGTGTGACGACCTGTGTTACATGCTGCGTTCCCTCAAGGCGTGCCTTGTGACGCAACGCCACCTCGTACGACTTGAGGAACTCTTCCTCGGTGTTGCCGCGAGCCGTCAGCAGATCGTTCGCGGGGCCAACCTTCATCGTGTAACTGATCAGTGCTTCTGTCGTGCTCACTTCATCATCTCCTTAGTGATCTGTATTAGTGGATAGTCGGAAGACTTGGAACCATTCGTTGCCACGCAGTACTGCGAGAACGAGCAGTACGAGCAGTGGTCACCCGGTGATGGCGGGAACCAACCGGTATCGATGTAAGCGTTCATGGCACCGAACTGGTACTCGTAGTAGTCGATGCCCCACGGGGTCAGATCGATCAGGTCATCCAGTTCACCCTTGCGGGACATGTAGTAGCCGCCCCACTTCGGACGGATCCCATACACCTTCTCAATCGCTGACGCATACAACCCCAACTGGATGGGGTTCTGCGCCCGCTGCCCCGTCTTGTAGTCCACGATCACCAGTTGATCCGGTGCCGGATCAGGACTGATCTCATAGATCGAATCCACAATCAAGCGAATGCGAGCATCACCGAACTGCACCTCGGCTTGCCATTCAATCGCAGGCTTCGCGTCGGGCATCGTGGCAATGGCCCACCCTGTGCGCTCGTACCACTTCAGGTATTCCTCCACCTGCCTCAGACCCTCGGCCTGCCAGAAGTCCACCGTCTCACCGTCAGGCTGTGCCTTCGTGCGACGACCACCCACACGCCAATCCTCAACGGGCGTGCCCGTCGCAGTTTGAACCGTGGACAAATGATCGGACCACACTCGCGCCCAACGTTCAGTCAAGTCATTCGTCATCGAACTCAAACTCCATTTGTGTTGGAGTGGGAATCGTCACTGGTGCCTTGCACCAGTAGCAGTAGCCGTTCGCCGTGAACCACGTGATGTCACCTTCAGGGCTGACCTTGACCAGCACCTTGAACATGTCATTGCCGCAGTTGATGCATTCACTACTGGCAATACCGCGAGTGGAAACCCCCTCCGTGGGCATCGTCATGCTTCCTGCCTTCCATCCTGCAATCGCGCCCGATAAAGGTCATGGTTCAACTCTTCAATCATCGAATGAACCGCGTTGCCCGCGACCAGATACACGGCAGGCTGCTCGGGTACTTGTGCCACCTTCGACAGATACCACTGGTGAGCACACTTCAAGAATGTGGTCAGTTGCGAATACGACCGATGGGTCGGGATCATTCCGTCACCTTCAAAACCATGAAGTCCCAATCGTCACATTCGATTTCGGGGATCGTGTACCCCGACATGTTCCCAATCTCCGTGATGTCTTCAAACCCCATCATCTCCGCTGTCCACGTGGCCCCAGTTATGTCCTCGGGATCTACCCACCACGGCCACACCACCATTGCCGTAGAACCGTTGTGGTGCATAAGGATTTCTATGTTGTTGGTGTCCAGATGCACACGACTAAAATCGCTCAACTCCCACTGCGGACGCGAACTCATGGCGAAGAAAGTAGCACCACCCAATCGCAGGTACAAGTATATTTTTCGGCGTGTCTAAATCTCCTGCATTAGTCCTGCCATTAGAGTACTTCAGCCGCGACAGCGGTGGGGCGGAAACTTCGATGACGGGTGACGGCAAGAGCCGGAACAGCATCACGCCCCCCGAACCGCCACGGAAAAAACTCGTGGGGGGTAGGGGGGCGTTGCTTGAATCAGGGATCCGGCAACAGGGGCGAACGGCAGTGAGCCCCTCAGGGCACAGCGGGATCGCGAACAAGACCAGTGTCGATGCCCTTCCGGGCAGCGACATAGTAGAAACCTTCAGGTGAATCGCGCTCGTAATGCACGACCACGCCCTTCTCCTTGATTGCCTCCGCCCAATCCTCGTACCGCGCCTTGTCCGTCTGTCGGACGGGCAGACCGTGCTTCAGGCGGGCACCGATGCGAAGCATCGTCAACTGATAGGCGTGGTTGTGGTCTGTTGCAATGCGACCCCACGGAATGAAGTCGTCATAGCGGATCCGGTTGGTTAATCCGATACGGGAGAGATGCCCAGAGATAGTTGAAATAGCAACTTCTTCTCCCTCGCGTTCAAAAATCCTGCGTTGGATTGCATGATGATCCAGCCCTTCGGCCAGCCACTTCTCCAACGTCGAATCTGAAGGCATCTTGCGCTTTGCAGGCATCCTGTAATCCTCCCCTTGAAACGTGAACCTACATCCCGCAATCAGAATAGCCTAATAGTTGCACCAAAAACACATTGCAACTATCAACTCTCAAACTTGTACCCTAAGCATCACGTACATCCTGCATTCAACACTTCCTGCAATCAATTGACTTCGGGTGATTGCGGGACATAACATCACAGGTTATGAGACAAACCATCGCAGCAGCAGAAACCGAATACGTTCACTGGCGCATGACCCAAGGGTTCGCACGGGCAACCGTGCGGAACGACAGGTCCGCCATCAAGATCATGCGAGCCGCCCTCGGTGACGATTACCTCATATCTGACATAGATGACCGGTCGTTCATCAAGACCCTGCAACTCGCCTCAACCACCCGATCCGCTGCCTCCGTCAACATGGTGCAGTCCTGCCTGTCTGCGTTCTTCAAGTGGTGCCGGATGAGGAAGTACATGGGCATCGACGTGGACCCCCTGATGGGTTCCCGCTACAAGCGGGTGCCCAAGAAAGAACGCAGCCGCTTAGCCATCAACGAGTTCCCCGCATTCCTTGACTGCGCTAAAGACCCCCGCGACCGTGCAACCCTCAGTCTTGGCCTCTACTTGTTCCTGCGTGCCAGCGAGATTGTTACCCTGCGGGTACGTGATGTAAATCTCAACGACGGAACTGTTGGAGTGACTGTCCACAAAACAGGTGACTACGACATCATGCCTATATCCAAAGAACTGGATCGCGAATTAAGGAGGTGGTTTGTGGCCTACGCAGAACAGGCCGGACCCCTCAAGCCCGAATGGCATTTGGTTCCAGCCAAGTACCAGAAAGGGTTCGGGACACTTGGCCTCAACCCCACCGCCAAAATCTCCCGACCCGAAGAGATAGTCAAAAAGAACCTGACCGCGTACGGTTGGGAAGACACCCACTGGCAAGGCTTCCACCTACTCAGGCGAAGCGGCGCACGCGCATGGTTTGATGAACTGAACGAGCAAACAATCGATGGAGGTTTAAAAATCGTTCAAGCACACCTTCACCACTCCTCAGTCACTATGACTGAGAAATACCTCGGACTTACCGCAGACAGAGTAAAACGCGACCGCCTTCTACGGGGCGAAGAAATGTTCCCCAGCCTGTCCGCACCAAACGTGATCTCAATTTCGAAAACGGGGTGAAGGAGAATGGAAAATGAAACTACAAATAATCGCCTGCGACAGGTGCGGCATCCGCGAAGAGAAGAAAACGGTTAAACCGTACACCGCTCGCCGTGGAACCGTCCGCTACAGCGGCGACCTATGCGAGAAATGCTGGAAAGATTTACTAGACACGTTCAACCTCAGTGCATTATCAAAGTCACGACACAACATCATCGCGACCAATATCAACGACATACCAAAGAACGCCTAGAAACAAAAAATGAGGGGCAGCCACAACGGCTGCCCCTCTACTCTTGCAATCAATACACGGTAATACCAAACAGCGACAACGTCGCCTCATCCAACAAGCCATGCCCCGGCATCCGGTTAGCCACCTGAACACCACGCACCAATTCAATCAACGGACGATCCAACACATCATCCCCCGTCACATTCAAAACCTGCCGGACACGACCCACCAATCTGTCCCGCTGACCTTCCACCACAACAGGGACGGTCGAAATCACGAAACAACCTCAACGTCAATCGTCTGCAACTGCACCGTCAACACACCACCAAAACCATTCACAAACGACGGCGGACTGGACTGCTCAAACTGCACAGCCCTAACCACACACAACCGTTCCTCGCCCGTAGAAAAATCCTGATACAAGCAGGAACCACCCGACTGCTCCAACTGCTCCAACGCCCGCAGTCGCGTCCACGGATTCACCACCCGCACATTCCCCAACACGTCCCTCTCCTCAGAGAAACACAGCAAAGGAAGGGTGATCGTCCGCGACCTGATCGGGGCTGGCAACGCACGCAACTGCCACTCAAGAAGAGTGGCACCCAGAGTCGTATCCGTCGTGTCACGTGACAATGACACCCGGATCTCAAACTCAGGATTCGGATACAGGTTCGCGGACAACGGAATGTTCAACGTCTGATTGATTGGCACCGCACCATAAGACACGTTCTCGTACGACGAGTTCTGCACCCGAACACCAATGGTTCCCGCCGTACCAGACGAACGGACACTGAACGACACCGGCTGCTTCGCCTCAGTAGTGCCATACCGGATGAAACCAGAATCGATATAGCCAGTCTCCGCCAGCCTCGTAGCGTTCTCCGCATAAATATTGTTCGCCGTAGCGATCACCATGCGGCCAGTTGAACCAAGAACCGTCACCGCAACCGGAGCGTCAGTGGACGCGATGCTCACATCAGAGGCGTAGGCGTAAGCAGTTGAAGTAATCGTGAACGAATTACTACCGGTAAGACTGATAGAAGTACCAAGATTCAACCGCCACAACCCAGTGGTATTCAAATACTGGGTAGAGCGAGTGGCGTACACGAACTCGCCGTTCATAGTGAAATGACTAATTGCGTACGGGATAGTGATCGGACCATACGTGAAACCTCTACCGTTGCTGGACTCCTCCGCAACACGCAAACCCTTGGATGTTCCAAGGATCACGTACGTAGACAAGTACCCGCGCATCCGGTTAACCGTCTCACCCGTGGGGAACTCGGCCACCACAATCGGAGTGAGCAACGCGGCGTTACCGGTGGACGAATTGTCCACCGTGAACGACAACACGCGAGACTTCGTGCCCGACGTGACAGCCACAAGTATCGCACCCGATACCTCAGTCACATCATTAAATACCAGTGACGATGACTGATACGAATACTTCGAATCAGTAGACAACGACACGGTCACAGGAGGGGAAACAGGATTGCGGCTCAACTCAAACACGCGCATCGGCAAAGCATCCGTCACCTGAGCGCACACAATCAACCGCGACTTCACGTACGCGATAACCTGCGGAGTCCAACCAGCACCCGGAGCGGTATACAACTTCGTCGCCGTCAACGCCGACTCACTCACCGCATACACGCCATCAGCGGCAGCAACCACCACAGACGTACCATCAACGGTCAACGCATACACGCTCGTTGCGACAGCAGTCACCTGCGTAGCAGAACTGGTACTAGTCCTGTACAAGTACAGGGCGTTAGAGCGAATAAACCAGAACCCAGACGCGCAATTCTCCACCGCAATAGCGCCACCAGCAGACACAACATCCGTGTCCTTCAGCAGGCTAGCCTGCCCTTGCGTCCACACATCCACGTTGCATGACTCACGAAACCGGTACAAGTCAGTCGCGTCAGCATCATAAAAGTTACTGCCAGTACCGCGATGCCATGTCGTGGCAGAACGAAGCCACCAGTTCGACAACGAGTTCTCACCCGCAGCCGCCTCCTGATCGACACGCTCCTTCTGATACTGCGTAGTCATGCGGGAAATCTTGTTGTTATCAGACGCGGCAGACAGCCACGCCTGATTACCAATCGCATAGTCAGCAGCAAACGAAGAACGGTCATAGCGGGCAAGGCGATCAATAACATCGACACCAAGTGCTACCGGAAAGGGACCGGGTATCTCCTTGTTATATGCCATAACCCCTACTTGACAGTGCCGTTAGCGGCAATTCCCATACGAACCATCTCAGCCTTCACGCCAGCCGGATCAGGATGCTTAATCACGTAATGCATCGGATCCCAGTATTTTGTGGAATACGTGATGCCAGCCTCCAGCAGGCGGTACTTCTTCAGCAGAGACTTCAACGCCACATACTTCACGGGGTTAGTGATCCACCACCTGTTGCCCGAACCCTGCGATCCTTCCTTTGCAGCATCCAGATCAACGGCGACACCAGCGCAATGGTCAGAAGGAGAGTTCGATGCGCGACCGTTGCGAAGAGGGCACCAGCCCCAGTCGTCCAGAATCCCCTCATCAATAGGTCGGATCTTCTGGTGGTATTCGGCAGCAAATGCGACAAGGTATCCCCCGACATCTTTACGAAGTTTGATCTTGCGCTTAGTGCCCGGAATGAGAAAGTCCTTCAACGCCGGATCACTGCTCTTGAGGATGACCGGCCAACCATTGATCGACGTGATCGTCTTCGCGGCCACTAGTCCACCTTCACCAAAGACGGAGAATCAGCCTGACCGAACGGAGTGGAAGCAATAGAGGTCAGCACGCTTGCCAGTGCAGCAACACCGCAAATGCCCGCCATCGTTGCCCAATCCACGTCAGCAACACCAGTAGTGCCCACAACAAAAAACGCCGCTCCAGTCTGGGCGGCGGTCTTTATGCATCTTTCGGCGGTCTGCCGCCAGAAGGAAAGCGTCCAAATCATTTGTCCTCCAAGTGCCATTGAATATGACCGTCGATCTTTGTTTCGATCCTGTCCACTGCGTCACGCAGGGATGAACCGTGGTTCGGTTTGAGTTCGGCTAGGGTCTTGCGTACCCGTGAATCGACGATGAAGAACAACGCACCCATGAGCGTGCCGATGATTGTGACTAGCGTGAGTACTTCGGGTGGTGTGTCGATCCAGTCGGGCATTCAGTGTCTCCAGAAATAGCGAAGCCCCGCCGAAGCGGGGCTTAAGGTCGGTGGCTGTTACGCGGCAGGCTCAGGTGTCTCAACGACGGGGCTGACGAACTCGTCC